TATATTTGAATTTACAACATTTCACAAGAAGATAGATATAAACGGTTACTTTATGATAGGAAAAAGGAGAGTATTGTGATTAATGCTGAACTTGGTCATGTGACTACGCTTGAAGAATTTCATTCTGAGATTCGAAGACAGCAGGAAGAAGCTCATGGAGATCACTACTGCGCTATCCATGATGCTATTCAAAAATATATGAAGGAGTGTAGAAGCTACATGGAGCTCGGGACTCATCAAGGAGGAACCGCGGCTGCTGCTCTACTCTGTAATCCAAAGGAGGTTTACCTACGTGACATCGATATGAGTAGGTACAATAAGTTCCTTAAGCCTATCGCTGAGAAGTACGCGGCAGACAATAAGATTAAGTTGGACGTCAAGCAAGTGGATTCCACTACTCTAGGCTCAACAGCTCCTGTCGATATGTTGATGATCGATTCATACCATCATCCAAATCACATGCAGCGTGAGCTGGACACACACAAACACTTCGTAAGTAAATACATCATTGCCCATGACACGGAAGTACTTCATGGAAAGAAGAACAACAGCCTCTTCCTTTGCTTGGCTCAGTTTGCCGAAAAAGAAGGCTGGGACGTTGTGGAACACGTGCAATTGAATGTTGGGTACGCTGTAATTAAGAAGAAATAATGGAAGCCTTTATTATAACACTCAGCGGTAATCCTCGATCAGTCGATGCTGCCGACCGATGCATCAAGTCTGCGAACATTCCTATTAAGAAGTTTGATGCCATCACTCCTCGTGAATCAGAAAAACTTTTAAGAGAGCTTGGTATTCAATGGAAGTATCCATGGAAGGGTGAAGAGTACGATATGAAAGCTGGTGTGAAGAAGACTGCGTATAAGACCGCCGATCCAATGAAGCGTATCGCATGCTTCCTTTCACACTACTTATTATGGAAGAGGTGTATGGAGCAAGATATGCCAATCATTATCCTTGAGCACGATGCTATCTTCATTAGACCCTTTGATGAGACAACTTTCATGAAAGCTGAGTGTGATATCATATCGATCAACGATCCGCGTGGTGCTACAAGGAAAGCTCAAGAATTTCATGAGAAGCTGCAGGAGGGTCATCAAACGATCAAGAGAGTCCCGACGATCGATGAGCCTACGGTTCCTCAGGGACTACCTGGAAACAGCGCATACATAATTAAACCAAGCGGAGCTAAGAAGATGATTGAGCTCGTAAAAGAGTACGGTGCTTGGCCGAACGATGCTTTAATGTGCAAGCAGCTCATTCAAAGTATAGCTTCATCTAAAATTTATTATACAAAGGTACAGGGTACACCTTCGACGACATCATTATGAAAGCAAGCGTAATTACTATTCTAAACAATGAAAAATCAGTTCAAGTAGCAAGTAGATGCATAAGGTCTGCTAGTAAATACGGGTTGAACGTTGATTACTTCAAGGCGTTTACTCCTGAAGACTCTCCTATCAAAATAGCATCAGATGAGGGGATTCCATGTGAGAAGTTTGATGAAGTATACTCACGGTTCGATAAGTGTCTATCGGCATTTCTTTCTCATTACTGGATATGGAAGGTATGTGTTGAAGATCAGCAACCAAGGATCGTATTCGAACACGACGCAGTCGTTGTATCAGACATCCCATCGATCATCAATGGTGATATAGTTAACTTAGGAAAACCGTCATACGGTAAGTTTAAGACTCCTTCAGTACTTGGAATAGGTCCTCTTGTATCGAAGAGATACTTTCCTGGAGCTCATGCTTACTACATCACTCCTCGAGGAGCGAAGCAGCTAATTGATAAAGCGAAGACCAAAGCTGCTCCTACCGATATATTCATCAACCTCGACAACTTTTCTGACTTAAAGGAGTGCTACCCTTGGTGTGCTGAAGCAAGAGACAACTTCTCAACTATTCAAAACACACAGGGATGCGTAGCCAAACACAACTACGGAGAGACGTATGAAATCATATGATCAGACTTTTCTGACTGGATGCGATGAAAAGCAGGAATGGATGCTTCCGTGGTTTATTAAGAGATACAAGGAACATAATAAGAAGTGTCCTCTTGTCATAGCTGACTTCGGAATGTCTGATGTGGGTAAGGCTGTGGCGAGGGGTAACGCTCATGCAATCATCGACCTGTCCGAATGGAAAGGAAAGGGATGGTTCCTTAAGCCTAAAGCTATGTCCAACTGTCCTTCTAAAAAGACCGTATGGATAGACCTAGACTGTGAGATTAGAGAAGACTTGAATCCTATCTTCAATCTCCTCCAGCCAAACATGTTGAATATGGTTGAGGATGTTCCATGGACGAGACGTAGAGGAGAGAAGTGGCACAACTCCGGTGTAGTAGGATTTATAGATAAACCTGAAATCCTTCAGAAATGGAGGATCGAATGTGAAAAAACTCGCGAGGTCGGTGATCAAGAAGTACTGCACTCCATGTTGACTGCTATCACAAAGATTCAGTACATCAATGACTTACCTCGTAAATACAACACTTTGAGATTAGACTACCTTGATGAATCAAACGTCAGTGAACCAGCCGTGGTGCATTGGACCGGTCAAAGTGGAAAGGATGAGATTAGGAGACAGATGAATGCCTAGAGTAGTTCATATTATTGGTAACGGCGACACGGCAGTTTTCTACAACCAAGAACCTCGTAAGGGTCTTAAGCTGACGTGTAACATTCCTCCGTTTCCGGTTGAAGATGCGTACGGCACGGTGATGGTTGACTTTAAGATGATGAGAGCTTTAACTAAGGGCGAGCTCACTCTACCCGGTGATTGGATCCTTGGTTTCAGGCCAAAGATTTGGATGGAGAAGCAACCGGAATGGTACCTAAAGATGTCCACTCAGGTGAAAGAGTTCTACCTCGAGCTACCGAAGTATGCATCCAACTACACAGACTTCAACTGCGGACACATGGCTACACACTACGCTTGTAAAAAGTTTAGCCCAGATGAGGTTCATATGTGGGGGTTCGATTCGATATTTGATATGAACCTTAAGTCATGCTCAGACTTCTACCTTCCGTCTCCACGTGACACGGGCTCGAACGTGCGACTCAATGGAAACTGGAGACCGATCTGGCACGGCATCTTCAATGAGTTTAAGGATACTCAATTCGTCCTTCATCATAAGCACGATCACATTAAGATCCCTAAGCTAGACAACCTTACGATTGAAGTCCACAGTAAGAAGAAGAAAGCATCATGAACGAACACCAGAAGAAAGCTCAAGCTGCGTATGAAGCCTTGATTGGAAAAAGACATGATGTCTACCCTTGTAGAGAAGACATCCCAGCCGAGTTATGGGGAGAACCTATAATTCATTTAAAAAAGAAAAGTAAGTAGTTGATATAGTTACAAAAAGTTTTTAGAAAAAAACTGTTTACTTTTCTCTTCTATTATATTAGAATGGTACTATAAATTGATAGGAGAGAGTTATGAATTTATTTGATGTTACAGTTTATGGACCTGATGCGATGTATAACGAGTCTTTCCGTTTGTTCGGTACTAGCAAGCGTCATGCGATGATGAAAGGTATCGATATAGCACGTAAGTGTGACAACGTGAAAGGCGAGTTACGTGCCACTGCGAAGGTGGTACGCTAATGAGTATTCCAGCTGAAAAGCGTAAAATCGTGGAAGACATGGTGAAGATCTGTGTCCGCCACCTCCGTAAGAAGAAGTACGAGTTAAACCTTCCTAAGTCTGCTGTCGATAACGCAGTAAAACGACTGAAGGTCTATGCTCGTCGTAACGGTCGCTCGTGGGCTGGTCAAAATATGATTAAGATTAATGTGTTGTGCTGGCAGTTCGGTAACTCCACATGGGGTGAGTACGAGCGTTTCAATAATGATCCAGTGATCGGTCGAATCGACGTAAACGACAACCGTGATATCCTCCTTTGCCTTGTGGCTCATGAAGTTTCTCACTTCATTCAGTACACATACTACAATTGCTTCCCCCAATACTTAAAGGATAAACAGGATAAAGATCGTGGTCACGGTGAATGCTTCAGAACAATCTACCGCTACCTTCGATCGGACCTTGTGAATCCATTGATCGAGAAGAAGCGAAAAGAGAAGGAGGCTGCAGCATGAATGATATCATGGTGATGGATGGCAACCACTACAAGCGTAAGACTGCAGAACGCGTCATTCAATTCTGCATCGATCGTTTGATGCCAAGGATGAAGACTCTTGATATCATACTGTACTTATCGAAGGATATGGACAATGCCGATGCGTATTGCTTAGCTGAGTCTAAAAGGTCATTCATCCTTGAAGTAGATAGTCGACTGAAGGGTGATGACTTCATTACTGCGATCACTCATGAAATGGTACACGTGAAGCAGTATGCTCGAGGTGAGACGAAAGATATCAATCAGTTTACTAAGTCTTGGAAAGGCGATGAATACATATCATTGTATTCAACCGTTGATGAGTATATGGCATTGCCATGGGAAAAAGAAGCATACGAACTTCAAGAAGTTTTATGTGATGAATATAAAAAGGAAAAGGTATGTCGAAGGGCGGAATAGCAGTAGCTAAAAAACATAAAGTCGGTGCATACGATGATTATGTGGCGATGAATAAAACTTCAGAAAGAATCGGATGGAACTTAAGATTTCAATATACTTATCCAGAAGATGTGAGTTTAGGCATCAGTCAAGATCTAGATAGAAGTGAAATACCACCTCAACTGCTAGAAATTCATTGGAGATTTTTAAATTTAGGATGGATCTCTGATCATGGACGTGAGTGCATATTCATGTCTCATTTGTTAAGAAGAATCTTAAGACTACATGGTTTCAATGCTTTCACAAAACAAGTAGTAGCTTATTGGGACAACCCATCAAGAGGAAGAAAACACATCGTCGGTGGACCATCAGCAAATGTGGCTGAGTATGATATTGATTGTCACATGGTAGTAGTTGTTGATGATAAATTTGTATTGGATTTTTCTTTAAGTCAAATTAAGTTTTATCACGGAGCAATTGCACCCAACTGTATTATAGGTGAGTGGGCAGACAATCATGAGTATCAAGACTGTGGAATCAGTGGTAACGTCACTTGGAGAGAAGTGAAACCATTGCATCCAATGATTCGTCATCAACGACTAGAGTTTAGAGATGAAGTAATGGAAAAGACTCGTGAATACTTTCGTAAGTATCAATTCTAAGCAGTTGAAATTAAAAGAAATAAAAAAATGAAAATAGTTGAAAAAAACTGTTTACTTTTTGCGAAGAACGTGTTAGAATAGTACTATCAAAATGAGGAGAGACATTATGACTACAGCAATTATTCCTACACGTGAGCAGCTTTGTGACTTCATCTACTATCGTCACAAGGACGCTTACGGTGTGAAAGGTCGTATGTTCGACTTTGACTCGATGAGCTACGATGAGCTCGAGGCTATGGCGATTCGTATCGACGGAGCTGCCAATGAGCAGATCGCTCATGAGCGTCGCTGTGACGCCGAAGCTCTTATTGAGTTTCGTGCACGCATTCGTCTTGTACGTGCCATGTGTGGTGTTGATCGCTCGACTGCGATCCGTTACATCCTCGAAGGTGAGGGTTACATGGGTGAATATGATCCATCATACATTTGTTACTGTATGGGTCTGCCTTACTCGGCTGCTAAATACATTGAGCCTCGTTTGAACGAGCTTAATGATCGTGCTCCTGAAGAAGAGTTCGTTGAGGCCTACGACGACCTGGAGGTAGCGTAATGTCTCAACCTCTATTTGCATACAAAGGTTTCGTCTACAAGATTGAAACCGAAGAGTTAGTAATCATTGACCGTTACATGGAGTTTCGTGACAGCGGTGAAAGAATTAGTCTGAATGAATGGGGTGAGATTAACCTTCAGGATTTTAGAAACATTGTGGATTCATATATAGACAGGAATCCATAAAGTGTGGACTGACTACGGCTACGTAATGGGCCTACAAGAATGGCTACTTCTGCTTATCTCTCTCCTCTCTCTAATTGCGGGAGTAGCCATCCTTCTAGGCCTATTAGGCGCAATCTTTGAGTTCTTTTTCAGAACTTGGTGGTTGTGGTTAGTAGGATTAATAATTCTCGTTGTAGCTCAGTAGGATTAGAGCAACGGCCTTCTAAGCCGTCGGTCGCAGGTTCGAATCCTGCCAACGAGGCCAATTTAACAATGTGCTGTAAGCTATTGAAAAACAATAAATAAAATACTTGAAAATAATTGTTTACAAACACGTTGGAATGATGTATAATGGTTACATCAAATGAGGCTATGGAGGCAGCCAAAATAAGTCCTCTGCCTTATTTGGTGGTTTTTTAGTTTTATTGGGATATAGCTCAGTTGGTAGAGCGCCTGGCTGTTAACTAGGTGGTCGTAGGTTCGAGCCCTACTATCCCAGCCAATTTGGAATGACTGCGCCTTAAAGACAGTCCCGATTTTTTGTAGGTGTAGTGTTAACGGTAGCACAATGGTCTCCAAAACCATAAGTTGAGGTTCGAATCCTTACACCTATGCCATTTTGTGGACGTGGCTGATAGGTTAGGCGACTGACTGCAAATCAGTTTTAGGCAGGTTCGATTCCTGTCGTCCACTCCAGAGTTCGGTGCCTGCAGCGCCGATAGGAACGTGACCGAATGCCTCTCGCTGATGGGGGGTAAGGTAGACCGAAGGGGTAGCGCCCATGTCCTTAGCGGGAATGTCAGGTCGTTGGAGGTCCATTGACGAAAGGTACATCAGATCGTACCTCCTTGGGGGTTACCCTAATCCCCCCGTTCCGCCTTTTTTTAAAAAAAAGTGAAAAAAACTGTTTACTTTTTCAAAAAACGTGTTATAATGGTATCAAATTTGGAAAGGAAGTACTTATGAAAAAATTCGCTATCGCTCTAGCACTCGTATCAACCTCAGCTTCTGCAGCTGCAGTCAACGGTGTCGTTCAAGACCACTACAAAAATGTGATTATGTCCACTCCTCATAAGGTTGAAGTTTGTACAGACGTTGCTGTACCCAATCATTCAGGAAACCCTAAGCTTGGACCATTCGATCTTGAAGGTGCGATCATTGGTGGTATCATTGGAAACCAGATTGGTGACATGAAAGGCAACGGCACGGCCGGTGCAGTCATCGGTGGCCTTCTTGGCAACAACCGTCAGCATAACGGCGGAGGTTACTCAACTCGTCGTCACTGTCAGGTACAGACACGATACACCGAGTCTTCGAAGACTGTGTATTCCCATAGCACGATCACATTCACCGATGAAAACGGTGTACAGCGTACTGTTGAGTTCCAGCGTTAATGAAGACATACGTCGTTGATGTCTACTGGAAACACGGATTCACTCACTCTTATGAAGTGACCGGTGGTGTCCTAGGATCCAGAGCCGACGCAGTTCAGTCGGCTAAGGATCATTTAAACAGCGCAAAGAATATAGAGTCCTATATTATAAAGGACGAGGATGGAAACATCATCTATGAAAAATCAAGAGATAATCAATAAGCTGAATATGATAGACGAGGATCTAGGATTTCTAGAAGAAGTCACTGATCGATCACTCGTTGAAGATAGAATTGAAGACCTAAAGTTACTACGAAACGAACTTGAAAGGAAACTACAGTATGACAAAGTCGGAACGTTTAAAGCTGATCAAAAGAGTAGCAAAGAAGATTGATCGTGAGCGTAAAGCTGCTAGTCGACTAGCACGTGAACAAACTGTTTACATGTCTGAAAAAGAGGTATATAATACTCTTAAAGAGGAGGGAATCCTCGATACTTATCGGGCAATGAAGGAGTTTGACGCATGGCAGTAAGTCGTCGTAAAAAAATGATTCGTGAAAACAAGCTTCGTATATATAGTACGGAGCTCAAGCGAGCTAAGAAGTTCGCATCATCAACACCCATCAAACAGGAGTTTAAGGAGTATGTTCCGAGCCGGTCGTATGTACGCGTACCTGAGTCCGTCCCGTCCTTCAACACCTTCACAATCAACTCAAATGCAACGGCAAAAGCAGCAGCAAAAGAATACTCAGGAGACTACATCACAGGTCTCGCCACCATGCACAAAAGCAACATCGTCCCAGTAGGTAGAGACGATAACCCAGTAGATTATGCGACTATGAGGAGAAGCTAATGGCAAATAAAAACAAAGATTTGCTTAAAACAGGCATTCGTAATATTCCAACCGACAGAGGTTTTGATGCAGTCCAATATCACTTTGGATATTCTCTTGATAAAAAAGACGTATCAAAACTTTTCAAAACTTACATTAAGAAAAACTATTCAAAGGAAGACTATACTGCTATAATGGCAAATGCTGAATGGAACTTTAGCACTTATTCAGGTATAGCATCTGCTGCGTATTGGATGGACCAAGGGCAGGAGTTTCCTGAAGGCTATGAGCGGTTTCCAGAAGAAGTCAAAGGTTATATTAACAATTTAATTTTAAAGGGTAGAGGGCTTCTCAGGACTAAACAGGTCCTTGAAGAAGCTGCAGTAGTAAAAAAGGTCTACACACCGCAACAACGTCTATTGATGAAGATCGATAATACAGTAATGATGGATATCGATAAACTTGAAGACGAATGGTACGAAGGTGAAAAGACTGAATTAGATATTGTTGCTTCATTTCGTATCAATGAACTCAAAGGTATGGCTGTTGCTCCAGTTGTATCTTATCTTCAACGAATGTTACCTGAGTATGAAGATGCTCATAGTGGTGCTTGCAAAGAAGCAAAAGATGCATATGCTCACCTTGGTAAGCGTGAAATCACACGTCGTATTAAGGTTATAAATAATATGATCTCGTCTCTTCTAAAATTCAAAGAAGAATCTAAAGCAAAAAGAAAACGGAAAGTTAAATGACAGTAGAAGAAAACTTCTTAACGAAATCCAAATTTTCAAAGCTGGTCGAAAGAACAGTCATTGAAAAACGTCTATCTTATATGGATGCAATAGTATGGTTATGTGAACAACATTCCATTGAGATAGAAGACTGCCGTAAGTTTATCTCTCCTATTATAAAGGATAAGCTTGAGGCTGAAGCAAGGAGGTTAAACTTCTTGCCTCGTACTAACGAACTCGTTTTTGAATAAATAACGGTGTACATTAGTACAAAAATGTGTTATAATACAGTCAATACTTCAGCAATACAAGGACAATACGATGTCATTCGAAAATCTAAAGCGCAACCGCGATCAAATCAATAAACTCATCAACGCAGCCGAGTCAGTCGGTGGTTCTGGCGAAAAGAAGTCATACGGTGATGACCGCTTCTGGAAACCAACCGTGGATAAAGCCGGAAACGGATACGCCGTTCTACGATTCCTTCCAGCACCAGAGGGTGAGGACCTACCATGGGTTCGTTACTGGGATCATGGATTCAAGGGACCAACCGGTATGTGGTACATCGAGAAGTCTCTGACTTCAATCGGTCAACCAGACCCAGTCGGTGAGTTGAACTCACGTCTATGGAACACTGGTTTCGATGCCGACAAAGAGAAGGCACGGGAGCAGAAGCGTCGTCTACACTACGTGACAAACGTCTACGTGGTCAGCGACTCAGCAAATCCGGAGAACGAGGGTAAAGTATTCCTCTATCAGTTTGGTAAGAAGATCTTTGACAAGATCATGGATGTGATGCAGCCATCGTTCGCCGATGAGGAACCAATCAATCCGTTCGACTTCTGGAACGGTGCTAACTTCAAGCTCAAGATTCGTAACGTTGAGGGATACCGCAACTACGATAAATCTGAGTTCGAGTCTCCTTCTCAACTCGCCGACGACGACAAGTTGGAGGATGTATACGGAAAGCTGAACTCACTCAATGAGTTTACCGATCCTAGTAACTACAAGACCTATGATGAGTTGAAGGCTAAACTGATGCGAGTCTTAGGTGAGGAAGTGGAAGCGGGTGCTCCTACTTTAAAGCAGGAAGCTCAGATGAATGAGCCGGCTGCTCCTAAGTTGGAACCAGTCACGGCCGATGAGGTACCATTCGATACCGATGAAGATGACACGATGTCATACTTCGCTAAGTTGGCAAACGACGATTAATTATATCCAGCGAATGGATCTCTGCTATCCCAAGGGTTCGCTTTCACGGAGAACCCTTGGTTAGCCGTCGATGTGTTTGATGTTGTGTTGTTCACTATGATCGGCGGCTGATTGTTATTCCCGTAATATTCGTTTTGTTGTCTTACCAACTCTTTCAGATCCTCACTACGCGATGGTCTATTTTCTGCATACATTAAGCGGTTGACACCATCTCTTAAACTGGTACCCTGTGAAAGATATTCTCCAGTTTCAAGGTTATGATCTTCGATGAGCGTGTGATTGCCGGCTGTAAAAGCAAACCTTCGGCTCTTAGCTTTACCATCTGCACCATACATATTAGTCATCTGCAAACCACTATTACTGTAGTGTGCTTTAGATGTTCCATCAGCATAATTAACATGAGACAAACCTTCTACAAGGTTCGGCATAACTTGTTTAATGAAATTTCCTTGTGTATCATAATAACTCGTACCATGCGCTCCAGAAATTCTTATACGCTGGCCTCCTTCGAGGTCATCGTTGTGATGACTAAGGCTAACAGATCTATAATCATCTGTTTCGAAACCTCTCTGTAGTGTCCTAGGATCCGAAAAAAGCTTAGCAATTAGTTCTTTTGCATCAGGGATTATAGTGATCGCTTGATTACTAGGCGGCACTACATACTCAGCTTCATCATCCGATGTTCCCGGTATACCGTCTCGACCTTCACCAACTACACCGACTCCACCCGGTTTTAGAGTACCGCCGTCCTTGAAGAAATCAACACCGGCTGCTTTCATTTTAGCGTCTTGATCTGCCACTTGTTCTTTTGTTAACATACGAAGAACATGTGTTCCATCATCCATAGGCTCTATATGATAGCCGTTATAGGTCTCAGGCCTAGCTTTCCACAACAGTGCACCAGCTTGAGTTGCTTTATCGTAAGAATCAAATACATAAGGCTTATCTGGGTTCTGAGTCTTAGACTGAGGTATATTCAAGCGTTGTGAATCAGAAGGTTCAAAAAACGGATCTGAAACTTCTCCGGTTCCACCGGATAGAGGACGTCCAGTAGTTTGATCATACCCTTTGGGTCGACCGGCCTCTGCTCTGACCTCTTTAAATGACTTCTTATCGCCACCAGTGAAGAAGTCTGTAATACTGGTACCTATGTTTGAAGCAGCTTTGCTGATCTTATCTCCGATATTCGTGAAGTAACTTTTTATCACATCCCATATTTCTAATACGGTATCCTTGATCAGTTGACCCCAATCAAATAGCTTATCGCTTACATTAGAAAACATTTTTTGGAAAGGTACGACGATGTATTCACTCGACCACTCTTTTATTGAATCCCATATTTTTCCAATGGCTTCTCCCATTGCATCAGCAAAGTTAAATATTTTGTCTACTGCATCATTCCAAGCAATCTGTATATTTTTTATTACGGTTGCCCATGTCTCACCCGAGCCTAACCAAAGGAAAATGTCTTCTATTAATTCTTGTACACTAAAGTTTCTTAACGACTCAGCCCAATCATGAGCTCCCAGAGCATCAAGAAGATAAGCTCCTATAGCGTTTGGAATCATCAAAACTAGGTCAGCTATTGTTCCTACAAGAGATCCGAAAAAGCCTCCTATGGCACCCATGATTGCACCGAGAAATCCTCCTCTCTCATACCCCTTCATTGCTGTAGAGACTGTATCCCATAAGATTAAGATCACACCTAGGAACCTGAATACCTTACCCAGGACACCTATGAATCCTACTAGAGGTTGAAGAAATTTTGGAAGCTTAGCCATAGCTTCTCCCACCTTAGCAAATAAAGATCCAATTCTAACAAAAAACCCTTCTGCTTTAAAGAAGAAGTTACTAACCTTGCCGATAGCATTGAACATTCGTTCGCCGTATTTAGCAAAATTTATAGAGAATACCGCGAGTTTATCGAAGAATATTGCTATAGGTTTAAGAACTAATGGAGCAGCTAGAACGTGAGAGATATCGTTTAAGACGGTGCTGAACATGACTCCTACTGATCCGATCAAAGCTGCACCGAAGCTACCGACCATCTTAGTTAAAGTGGCTGCTAGAGCTCCTAATCCGAATCCACCGAAGAAACCTTCGCTGTCTTCCTTCTTACCTCCGGATCTAGCTTTAGCTCTTTGTTTTTCAATGTCTTTTTCTTTTTGAATAAGGATCATCGTTTCTGTCAAGTAACCGATGCTCTTACTTAGATCATCGACCTTCATCTTGACTCTCTCAGTCTCAAGCGCGACGTGTTCAGTCTCCTGATTCTGAATAATCAGGTTTTCATTCAAGTCACTTAAAGTAACCGCTTTAGCCACTTTGATTCTTCCTTCTTTCGTTCTCTTCTTTTATATGGTCCATCAGCATGGAGACATATATCTCTCTTTCCCACGGCATCATCAAGTCAAGCTCAGTCAAAGAATAATGAAAGTGTTGCATCATCTGGAAGTTCGTTTTATAATAATTGATTAGATTATCATGAGAAAGAGCTACTAAAAAAAATCGTCGACTCCTTGAAGAGTTCGTTTAATATCCGACTCGCAATTCGTACACTTCGTCTCAGCCTGGTAAGTCATAGAAGGCATCTTTTGCACGAAATCCGAGATCGCTTGAAACTGCTGAGCGCTCATCGATTCGATAAACTTTTCAACTTCTTCTCTAGGCTCATCCTTCAGTAAAATATTCTGGTCGTTAGTCATGATTGACTCCATACACAGCATCGTTAGATCGATGAACGCTTCACCGGCTGAAGTCATGTTCAACACTTTATCGTTAGATAAGATGTTTCTGTATCCTGGATACTTCACCTTCACCGAGATATCATCGGTCAGCTTAACAACTTTTTCTGACTCGCCCTTGCTGACTTCTACGTCATCCAAGTTTATCTCATACGGATTTTCATGATCACACTCTTCACACTTGAAGATCATTTCGACCTTCTCTCCTACAGACTTACCTCTAATGTTTGTAAAGATGTAGTCTATATCGTATGTCGTCAAGTTGTCTATGTCTTCTCCCTCAACGCACGCCTTGACGGTATCAAGCATTGAGTTCAGCATCTGTCTTCTGTCTTTTGATTCGTGTGCGATCAATAAGACTTTCTGCTCCTTCACAAGGAAGGGTCTAAATTTAACCTTTTTCTGAGTCGATGGTACAGTCAATTCATACTTGGGTGCTTCATTAAGTTTTGGCAAAGCCATGATATTTTACTCCAATTTCATCTTCATTCTTTACTTATATACCCTTACGCTCCATCCATTGGGTTAAGACCAAAGTTTGTTGCATAGTTATACGGACTTGGTTTAACTGAGTTAGAAATTCCCTTGGTCGTTGTTTTAGCAGCGGTGTTATAAGTCACGGGTTCTAAGCCACGGGTAATAGTGTTATTTTTTTCAACGTTGTCGAATGTTGCTCCACCAACTCTTAATCTCCGAAGAGCCTCGTCTTCTGTATATCCAGGCGCTGATATCTTTCTCCAATTGGTGTAGGAAAGAGTCACGTTTACTTCAAGCGGTGTTTCCGGATTATTACCTAGCTCTATCGAATTAACTATGGTAGGAAACGCATCTATCAACTCCACGCTGTGTACTGCACCGCCGGATGCTTGCTTTCCTATCGAAGACACTCCTTGTTGTACACTCAATGGTTTCTTCAACTGATGAATCTTTACCAATCTTGCGTAATTGTTTCTGTATCCAACAGTTAAAGTTTCCTCATTTAGGATTTGACTTCTCCATGTATCAAAATAATTCTTTACACCGTAGTCGTTGAGTAGGATAAAAGTCATCGTAACTTCAGTTATTGAGTATCCGTAAGCTACCTTTTCATGAAGCATATCGATCCTTCGATCATGAGTGAAGATACTCTTACCCGGCATCGTGACAGACTTACACAGGATGTTCATCTCTCTTGGTGCATCAGGAACACCTAAAGACGGTAGCTCAACCATGAAGTGAGCTGCCATCGCCATTCCGCTCCTACTGCCTACTAAAGACTTGAGCTCATCGATCGTTACGTTCGTTGTCATCTGTTTATTATCGACCTCGATTTAGCATATACATCCATTGATGACCCTTTATTCCAACTCGCCGTCGGAAGGAAAGTTGCGATCTCCCATTCAGGAGCCTGCACCTCGGCCAAACTACTCCTTACTTGATTCTTCAAGTAGTGCTTGAAACACGGCTTGAAGTATTTAAACTTGCTAGACCTATTTAGTAGGTTGTATGTGACTCTAAACTTCGTGCTCTCATCGTAGTTGTCGTTGCTGGTCACATCGAGTAAAGCATCCAAAAACTTAGCTCTCATTACTGGAGGAAGGTAGTGTAGATTGATTCCATAGAATCCACCTTCAGCAGGTCCCACCATAATGATCAAAGGAAACTTATCGTAGTACGGTAGAGTATCTTTGTTCTTCGCTTCATAGAAGAACATAAACATACCACCGATGTTTGTTCTATTGGCTACAGCACTCTTCTTTTTCACCAACTCGTCTTTCAACAGAGTGTTTCTATTGATTCGTCTAAGCTCTTGAGTCTTCTTACGAAACCAATCTCGCGACTCTTTAGTACGAGGATTGATTCCCGCTCTGAAAGCTTGGTACTGTAAATTTTTAAATAGTTCAGCCATGAAAGTATTTATAACTATTTTTTGGATTTTTTCTTACGGTAAGGAGCCATTCTCTTCAATGGTTTCTTGATCCTACCCGGCATCTTCTTCGGTAGGAGTCCCATCTCTATAAGCGTGTCTTCGGTCCACACCTGAAACTCCCATTTACGATCCTTACAGAAAGATTCGGCTGCCTCCCACTTGTTCATGTTCTTGATGTAGGTCAACCCTTCGTTGATGTATCTTTTGGTTCGTCTTTCACCGGTTGGTGGTTTGG